TGCAATAGTATTATTACCAAAACTAATGCCTGTACTATCACCAGATACAAGTGTGATTGTAGGTTACTTAGAATTTAAACCTGCTTTCTTTTTCTTACCTGAAAAAGAAGTAATGAAATGGATAACATTATCATCTAACAGTTTAGTAATAACACCATTAGACACTAACTTAGTATCAGCCATTATAGGTTTATACTTTGGTGGTTCATTAGTAAAGAAATAATATGATAACATTAGCAATAGTAGGATTACTATTAGGAGTATTATTATAAGTATGCATCTTGTTGCAGAAGTATTAATAAGAAACTTACAACCGAAAGATAATAAAATGAATTATTATTTTACAGGAACATTAATTATATTAATGGTATTGTTGGCATTATTTGGAGGTCCAAATTAAATGAAAATATCAGATAAGACTTCAGTAAGTATGCCAATGAAAAATTTAATCAGCATCATTGGTGCTGTTGCTGTAGGTGTATGGGCATACTTTGGTGTAGTTGAAACTCTTAATAAGCATAGTACTAAACTAGAATTATTTGAAAAAGATTTAAGTCAAAATACAGAGTTTAGAATCAAATACCCTCGTGGAGAATTAGGTCAGTCAAGTGGGGAAGCAGAACTTTTCATGCTTGTGGAACATATGGCAGGTTTAATTGAGTCTATGGATGAAGAATTAAAGAATATGAGAAACAATAAAATTAATATAGATTTTTTAAAAGAACAAGTTTCAAAACTACAAGCAGATGTAGAAAAATTAATTAGAAATGGTAATGGACATGAATAATTTTATAGATAGATTTTTTTTAAAATGCTTTGGAGGATTAGATTGGATATCAGAACAGATGGATAAACTATTTGCACCAAGATGTAAATGTAAAAACAAAAAGGAGAAAAAATGATAGAGACTGTATTTGCCCTGCTTCTTATAATGGACCATGAAATTAAAGAACACAGAATTCAAGACTCGTTATCAAAATGTTTGAAAGCAAAAAGATATGCTATGAAGGATAAAGGTACTGCAGATAGAGTAGTTTACAAATGCATTAAATCTAAAGCAAACATAGAGATATACATGGGGGAAAAGAAGATTACTTCTTTAATATTAGACTGATGAAGATAGCTTTGTTTATGATTATGTGTTCAGGATTAGCAAACTCCTGTCTTGAACCTCATAAGTTAAATACTTATGATACATTTTATGAGTGTATGACTGCTGGTTATAAAGAGTCTTTTGAAAAAACAGAAGCTATTGGACCAGATGAAGTTAATGAATATAAAATATTTATTAAATTTTTTTGTACTCCTGAGTCAGATGAAGAAGTAGAAAAACAAGAAACTAAATTAGAAGTTTAACTGTGAAAGACATCCCTTGCAATTTTTTCTAACTCTTCAGTTAGTATAGTAAAATTACTTTTACATTCCCTTAACAACGCATTAATAACACCAGCATTTTCTTTTTTAAAATGTAATGGTATCTTATCTATTGGGTAAGATTTTATTTCTGTAATAAATTGTCCTTGATTATTTATAATCAATTTGAAGCCCATCAATTCAGCTTCTTTTCTTTTAACTCTAGGTTTAGATTTAAGTTTTCGATTCTGTTTCATGCTTTTTCTTTAGTAGGTCTAAAAGAAAATCATCATCAGATTTTCCTTCCCTTAATTTAGTTAAAGGTTTCTGACCTTCTTTATATATCTCAACACTTTGTACTCGTGCAGGATTAGTCATGAATACTGGTAGTCTTTCATTATCAAAAGACTTTACCATAAAGAAACCATCATCAGCTATACCAAATGTTTGTACATTTTTTATATCAATATCATCTGTACCAACTAAACATAAACGCATATGACATTTATCTGGTGTAGGTTTTTTAGGTTTACCATCTAACCCTAATACATTATTCATACTTAATCTGTTATTGGGTCGTGTGTTAATGAAGCCATTTGTTCTAATCTATTCTTAGGTTCTTTAGTTTCATTTTCAAAACTAATATCAGTACCATGTTCCTTAATAGATTTATATGTTCTCTTACTATAATCTTTGCTAGTAAAAGATTCACCAACTGGTTCTTCTTTATGTACTTCAGTAGGTTTATAACCTATCTCTCCACTTTGATAATCATCATCAACTAAAGCATCTACAGTTTCAGTATAGATTTCATTTAGCTTTTCATTGTTTCTTTTTATTTTCTTTTTTAAATGTTCTTTTAAATCTTCTATCTTAACAAATAACATCTTATCTATTTGTTCATGTATACCATACATATTTAAATCATTTAATGCAGCAATAAGTCTGCGAAAACCTCTTGCCCTTTTTTCTAATTGTCTTATTTGTGCTTCTGATAAACTCATGAGTAATCCCTTTCAAGTATCATTTCAAGATAGTGAATAGCTTTTTCAATATCTTTTTGTTTGCCTTTTGCTTTATGTCTACAGATATATTTAATAGCATTACCTTCTGCAAACAACAAACCATTTTCATTTATAAATTCTGCAGGTTGAATCTTCATCTTTGAATAATGATTTCCATCTACCTGCTTACCTAATGAATCATAGGTAGTTCCTTTAAACATATCTTTATGTGTCATTATAGTGGTCCTAGTTCTTGCATTTGTTGTCTTCTTAATTGTTGTTCGGTTGGTTGTAACATAGCATTTAAATCATCTATTGTCAACTCTGGATTGCGTTTTAATTTTTTAACTATCCATTTGTACGACCAAGGTTGTAGTCTTAATGTATCACCTTGATAGTAATGAGTTTGATTAGGAATAAAACTAAATACATTTTTATAATTAATTTTACTAGCTTCTTCTTTTGATAACAAAGATTGTAACCAAGCTACTAATATATGTCTAGCTTTTCTTCTAATAGGTTTCATTTGTTTACTGTTCATTTCGTATATTACTTATTACTTTATTTAAAGTTTCACATTCTTTGTCTTTAGTTAAAAGTTTGTCTTTCATAATAGACAATTCATTTTCTATTGCTTGTCTTTTATTTTTTTCATCTCTCCACATTTCTAATAATGTTTGATAATCATTATTCATATTACTCATCCTTATCTAACTTTAATAATTTAAAATTCTTTTCTCTATCAAAATATCTATAAGACATTCTTACTGGTTGAAACTTATATACATAATCAAAAACAATTTTCTCATCTAATTGTTTACAACTATAAACATCAAGCTGTACTAACGCAGGACTCATTTCATCCCATGAGTGTAAAGTTATATGGGATGTTTCTATTATAGTGACGCAAGTTAAACCTCTATTACCTTTAACTTCACAATACTTTGCATATGGACCAGCTAATATTTTCATATCAATATCTTTTATTAAACTCTTAGTCCACTTCTTCATGACCTTTAAATCTTTAGGTGGTTCTAATACTTCTGCTCTAACTAGAAGGTGTTTGTGTTTTAATTCCATCTGTAAATTCTTTTGTTATATCTTCTACCATAGGTTCTTTAATTACATCAGCTAAGAACACATTCTTATTTGAATATTTAAATACTCTTAAACCTTTACCTTTGTTTGCATCTGCATAACATTCAAACTTATGTATACAAAATTGACAACCAACTGGTATAGCTTTGTTTCCATTCTTCTCTGTCTTTAATTCATAACATCTTTCAGGAGGTGTATCACTAGCAAGTTTAGTATTTAAATCTTTTATTAAACTTCTTGTATCAGGTTTAGCTAAGTCTTCTGGTTTGTAAAAACATATATCACCACTTGATTTATCAGCAACAAGAAAACCTCCCTTGTTAGTTCCATTAGCTGTTTCATATCCTGATAGCTGGGCATGATACCCAAAAGGGTCATCATTTATTAACTCACCATTCTTAAATTTTTTAAAACTAAAAGGTGAAGCAGACTTAACATCACATATTTCTCCATCTACTTTAGCATCTATATGTCCTTTAACATCATCTACTTTAACTTTCATTTGTCTATCTTCTACTTTATGTCCAGATAATTCTGTTAAGTATAATAGTAAGTGTTCTATAATATGTCCATATAAAAATTTTAAATTATTACTTGCATCATATTCTTTTGTTTCTTTAGGTGAATACTTATCATACCATAATTGTCTAGCTGGTTTACCTAAGATACTCATTCTTAATACACCATCATACTTTTCTTTTTTAGGTGGAGTGTTCCATGCAATCATAGCTTCCTTAATATTATTAAGAAAACTATTCATGTTCTCTTCTGTTATAGGTGCAGGATTTCCATTAGCTATATCAGCAATTAATTTTTTAATATCAGTTGCTACTGTATCAATGCGTTTCTGCCCAGTTGTTTCCAATTTTATATTCTCCATTTAATTCACATCTTAATTTTAATTTTGTACCAGCATCCTTTATAGCTTGAACTGCTAGTCTACCAAACTCTTCTGCTCTTCCTTCTTCAACTTCATATTGAAATTCATCATGTACATTTACTACAGGATAAGCTTTGATTCGTTTATTCTTAACATATTGATTTAATAATATCAATGCAACTTTCATAACACACGCACCAGCACCTTGTAATAAACTATTTAGGGCTGCGTGTGGGTGTCTGATGATGATTCTTCTTCCATCAAGTCCTTTAAGCCATCTTCTGTTAGACTTAGCAACTGCATCCACCTTTTCTCGTAAGCTTCTAAGACTTGGTGTTGCTCTAAGAAACTTTTCTTTAACTCGGTTGCCATCTGCTTCCGAACCTCCAATGATGCTTCCAATTTTTTTTGACCCTGCTCCATAGATGAGGGCATAGATAAAAGTTTTGCTTTCATCCCTTGACCGAAGACCAGCAGCCACTTGATTTGCTGTGTGTATATCTCCATTAGTGATTTCATTTGTGTATTCCTTATCGTTCATGTAGTGTGCTAACATTCTTAACTCAAGTCCAGATGCATCCACACCTACTAATTTATTTCCTTTATCAACTACCCATAATCCTCTACATTCTTTTCCATATGGTGAGTACACAGCAGGAACTTGTGCCATGTTGGGTGCTTGATGACTCATCCTCCCTGTAATTGTACCATTGGTAATTACTTTGCCATGTACTCTACCATCTTCCTTAATTGCTTCTACCCATGAGGAGACTTGGGCAATTCTTTTTTGAAGCATAAGGTATTCGTTTATTAACTTAGCTTCAGGTATATCTGTTATCTCTGATAAAACTTTTTCATCTACAATTACATGACCCTTATCAGTTTTCTTTTTAGGTTTCCAACCAAGCTTCATTAGTCGTTCACCTATCTGTTGCCTTGAACCTAAGTTAAATTCTTTATACTTAACTTTAGTAAAAGGAACTCCCTTTACATATCCTCTTGCTTTGTTATTTGATTTAGGTACAAACACTTCTTCAATTTTTAATGGAGGAAATGTTGCCCTAACTTTATTTTGTAATTCATTCATGTCTTCTTGAAACTTAGCTTGTAATCCATAAGCATTAACAACATCAATCTTAAATCCTCTTTCATGTTGTCTTTGAATTATCTTAGCAACTTCATGTTCCAACTCAACTGAATAACCAAAATCTTTTATTCTTTTAATTAAAAAATTGTATAGTCTTTGTGTTAAGTCTACATCATTTCTACAATACTTTAACATATCTTCACTAAAGAAATCAAATTGTTCAAACTCAATCTTACTATGTCCAAGTTTAATTCCCCAATTCTTTAATGAATGTCCACCATCTATCATAGGATTTAATAATCTAGATAGAACAAGTGTGTCTGTTATCTTACAATTTTTAAATAAGTCATAACCAAAAAATCTATTCAGTACTGGTATATCAAATCCAATTATGTTATGACCTATAACTTCTTTAGTTTGTTTTATAAACTCTTCAAACCTATGTAAATTATTTTCTTTGAATTGATAAAAGGTATCTCCATCTTTACAAACTATACACCAGATTTTATCTGCAGTTAAAGTTGTTTCAATATCAAATACTACTTTATTAAAAGTCATCTGATTGTACCTCAACTAATCTACCAGTATCAACATTATACTGAAGATTACAACAAGGTCCAGTCATTCCTGAAAATCTATTCTTTAATACCCTAACCCTCGTTGTGTTTCTAATATCTGGGTTATCATTTTGTGCGTCTCTCTCTAGTCCAATTACCATATCACTAAGTTGTCCTATACTAGCTGACCCTCTTAATTGTGATAGTGATGTTGCTGCTCCCTCTTCATGTCCTTTACCATCTGGTCTTCTCAAGTGAGACACAACCATCATAGCAACACCAGTCTCTTGAACAAGAGTTCTAAGTCTAGTCATGATTTCATCTAATGCTCTTCTCTCATCACCATGACTTTGGTCTGATACAATAATACTAACATGGTCTATAACAATATACTTACAATCTAAACCTTTAGCTAAGAATCTAACTCTTGAAACTATATTATCAATTGAGTTAGAACCAAAATGGTCAAACATAAATACTCTACCAGTACCAACTGTCTTATCAAAATAAGTTTTTAATTCTTCTTTAGCTACATGAACATCAGGTAAATGTAATCTTTGATTTGCTTCAATACTCATTAAACCTTTTGAAGTTATTACTGGTGTTTCTTCTAACATTAACAAACCAATATTATCTTTAGTAGATTTAATCATGTGATGTACTATCTCTCTCATCACTTGTGTTTTACCTAACCCACTACCAGCAGTAAATGTAACTAACTCGGATGGTCTTATACCATATGTTATTTTATTAATTCCTTCAAAAGGATATTGAACAAAAGATTGTATTGTTGGTTTAGCAATCTCATCAAATAAAATATTAGCATTTATAATTCCATCTGGTGCAAATACTTTTGCATCCCAAAAAGATTTTACATATGATTGTATTTTATTTTTAGTTAAACAATCTGAAGCATCTTTAAATTCTTTTGGTAAATGCATAATCTTACATTTCCCTGGGCTAAAGAGTTCAGCTACCTTTAATGCTCCATCAATTCCTTGTTCATCATTATCAAAATTAATTACAACATTATCAAAATTATTTTCTAACCAATCTAAACTATTCTTTATATCTTTAACTGCAGAAGTAATTCCATTCTTAATACTAACAACTGGTGTCTCATACTTATCTGTCTTAAACATTTGATAAGCTGATAGACAATCTAATTCTCCTTCAGTTATAATTATATATTTATTTTTATTAAATAAATGTTCACCAAATAAACCAGAATGTTTTGTATTACCTTGAATACTAAACTCTTTTAATTTAGTAAACCTAGTTTTAGTTCCTACCTTTGCACCTTGCTTGTCATGATAAGGATAATAATGATTAGTTATATTACCCATGCTATCAATCTTAACAGATACACTATACTTTTTACAAGTATCTATCTTGATATTTCTATCAACAATTTCTGCAAAGTCTGATTGATTTGTTATTGGTTTTAATTCTTGTTGTTTACTTACAACAGTTGGTTGTTGGTCTGTATCATAGTCTCTCATATATTCTTGACATGAGAAACAGTAAGCAGAATTGTCAGCATTAACTGATACTGCATCACTACTATTACATAATGGACATGGTAAATGATACTTTACAAATCCATTTTTATTTTCTTCATTCATTTGCACCCTCATAAATTCCTTTTTAAAAATTTAAATTATCATGGTACCATCCTATTAAAATAGAAACAGTAATCATAACAATAAATAATATTAATAAATACTTAAACTCTTTCATAATAAAAAAGGACTGCCGACCAACTACAAGCCGACAGTCCTAGGAGTAGAAAAATGACAGCCATAACTTTTATGACTGCGTGACTATACTAAAATTCTTTAATGTTGTCAACACTTCCATTAGAAGTATTTCCAGATTCAACATCAAAGTCTTCTCTTGGTGTGTACTCTATTAAGTCTAGTACTTGGACAGCTTGTAGGTCTAACCCTATTCCCTTCTTACCTTTGAAGTTCCACTCATAAGGTTTATACATTACCTTAACTCTACTTCCATTACCGACTATTTTTTCTAATGGTTTCTTATCTGCATCCACTAATTGTGGTTGAGTATTCTTATCTCCATTAGCTTTACTTACTTTTCTTTTAAATCTAATTATATTAGATATTGTTTTTTCATCAACAGTTGTTTCGGCTACTGATATTCCTTGACCCTTAAAATCCTCTGCGTCTTTAGAATCAACTGCTAAATCAATTCTCCACATAGGTTCAAACTTTTCGTTTGGTCGTGTCAGAGAAGCCCAGTATGCTGTGCCTTCAATTATCGCCATATGTTTTTTCCTTTTTTGTTAGTGTTAAAATGGTAGTAAACCCCATAACTTTTGTGCGTAAATAAAAGTATATGTGCCTACCACTTTTGTTTTATATATTAACCAAGACATTATTGTCCTTTGTTGTTTTTAAGTTTATCATTTTTCATAGACATCTTTTAACATATCAGACCCCTCCTTGTCAACACTTGTATCATCTTTTTTTTCCTCAGAATCGCTAGTGTTTTCAAGGATTTCTGTTATCTTTTCATCTATTACTCTTTTGATTTTATGTTTCTTCTTTAGTTTAGATTCTAGTTCAGCAATTTTCTTACCCATAATTTGAGTATCACCATTACAGTTCTCAATTTGAATAAGTAATTGTTTTATTTTAGAATCTTTTTCCGAAGCCAGTTTTACTGCATCATTTTTTTCTTGTGTTAATGATGCAATAGTATTCTTATATTCTCTTATTAAATCTTTCTCACTCATTTAAAAATTTTTTCACCCCATCTTTTACTTTAATTCTATTTATTCTTTTAATTGCATTACCTGATTTAGTTAATCTTATCCAATTAACATACTCTTCTCCATCTAAGAAAGTTGGAAAATGTTTTGCTGTCCATGCATAAATTTTATTTATCCAACCTTTATGATTGTTAATAGTATCTATATGCCATACATTCTTACCACTATCCCAATCAAATCTTTTTAATACTCCAGTCTTTTTAAATCTTTCTTGTGCTTCATCACTTAGAAATGCCCAGTTAGTTATAGCATAAGCAACACCAGTAGTTTCATATCTAAATATATGATATTGATTTAAAGCTATACATGGAATTAAATAGTCAGCTAACTCTTTGTTAGTCATAAGTTTCCATATCTCTTGGTCTTTATATAATTTTATTGCGTCTTGTATATCTTTGCTCTTATCCATATTTATATTATATCAAATGTTCCTAATATCATACACACTAATATGTAAATTATATAACCTAATAAAAGATAACCTATTATTTTTTCAAATACATTAAACATTATAATTTATAACACCCTTCAGTAAACAATTCTTTAATAGGTATAACAACACACTTACTTGCTCTATAATCTCCTATGTTTTTTGTATGTGTCTTCTTATATTTATTAACTATCTTTTTTAATCTTGATACTCTGAACACTAATATACAATGTTCATTGTTATCCATTTCTAAAACATGGAACCACCATTTAGATTCTGTTTTAAATATACCACTTGGTTTGTCTCTATACTCATACTCTATTGCTATGTTGCCAGTCTTTCTCCACCAGCTTCTCTCTGTTTTAATTTCTATCTTACCACCTTTAAGTAAGTTCTCTATTCTCTTTTCTCTTATCTGTCCATACTCTAAATCTAAATCAAACTTTGTATTCTTAGCCATTGAAACTATTCCTTGTTGCTGGGTCTTCATGAAAGCTACAAATATAATGCGTCAAGAATTTATTTAGATTTTTATTTCTAAACAATTTCTTTGCGTTAGCATCTTTCAATTGGTTAAACTTTTTAATTATAAATGATGGGTCTAAGTTTGCATAGTCACAAACTAATTTGTATTGGTCATCCTCTAAAGAAAACCATGCGATTGCATCTTTGATAATGTTTTCTCTAGCATTACCCCACGCATGAATGTCAACATCAAGTCCATCCATGATTGCTCTAACTATAACACACCTATATAATAAAACACATGGTGTTATAGCTGAACCTTCACCTTGACTATAGTTTATTCCTGCTGGGATATCTTTATTGAGTATCATATTTCATTTTATCAAACAATTTTTCCATGAGTTTTCTTTTCTTATTCTTTACAATCTTTAACTGATACTGCCTTTTCCTTAGAAGATAAGCCATTGGATTTTTTGACTTTCTCTTTGTATGTTTCTTCATTTATCTCCTCAACAGTATGTCTAGTAAGTTTAACATCTCTACTTACTATGTTAGAATAAGGACTCCATTTTAAATTCTCTTTTACTTGTTCAAGTGTTGTGCCTGAGTTGTAATAATCTTCAACGCATACATCTACATTGACCCAAGATTTTTTTAAAAAGAATTTATTACTCATTGATATGTCCTATAAAATGTTTTTTGTATTGTGAATTGCTGTCTTATTAGAAGACAGTATCTCTATTATACAGATAAACATTTGCCAAGTGAACATTGAAATAAAATATTTATTAGTCAATGATATCAATGGTTTAGACATATTTTGTTTGTTCCTTTCACCTATAAGTTGTATTGTTATTATGCTGGTTGTTGTCCACACTCTACAAATATTTTCCAGTCTTCTCTATCTTTAAAATTACATAGGTCAAACTGTTCCATTGCTCCCTCTAAGTAGTGTGCGTTAGTAAAGAAATATAAATTATGTTTAATGTTATGAAACATATAAACAGAATTAAATGCATCCTCTTCTTTACTTCTTTTATACTTTACTATTTCTTTTTTCTTTTTCTTTGTCATCAAGCTACCTCCTTTAATATTTCTATTCCTCTTGTCTTATGTTTTATTTTTTTAATATAACCTTTAAACTCTAAGTACCCTAACATATGATGTACATTCTGTAAACTCTTCATGTTCATAGCTGTAAGCATCTCTGTACATAAAGGCATATCATTATTTTCTTTTTTATATTCTTTTAAATAATTAAAAAGTTTTAATTGTTTTGGTGTTAACATTATTCTATATCCTTTTTTATTTCTATTGCTCTTGCCATTGCTGGATATTTTTTTATATACCCTTTCCATTCTATATAACCTAACATATTTACTATAGTAGATTTTGTTTTTACATTCATGTAATCTCTCATTTCATTTTGAGTAGGCATATATTGATTTTCTTTTTTATATTCTTTTAGATAATTAAAAAGTTTCTTTTGTCTTGGTGTTAATAAACTTTTATCTAAATGTTTATAATTATTTCCCATGATACTTTGCTCCTTTTAATCTCAGTTCTCTTTCATATTTTACTTCAGCTTTTAAAAATTTTATTTCTTGTTCTAATCTGTAAATGGTTTCTTCTAAATCATGATAACCTCTATCAGATTTTTTTACTTTCTTTTTAATAGCTTCTCTTAAGTCTTTACTAAATGTTAAAAGATAATCATCATCCATTAACAACATCCTTTAAGTCTTCCATTGGACTATTATCTTGATAGTCATGAGACTGCTCAAACAAAAAGTATTCTATATCATCATAGTCTTTAGCTTCAGTCATTAGCTTTGCATAATGGTCAGCACTATGTCTGTTTACAAATTGTTTTTCTAACATAAATCTATCTTGAGATTTAAATTTAGTCATAACTACATATCTTTTTATTGGTTTATTACTCATTATTTTCTCCTTTTTTTTCTTTATTAATTTTATTATGTCTTCCCATATACCATTCACTAGGTTCATAATCCCATTTTTTTCCATGATGTCCTCTTATATCTGCGTACCACATACGCAATCTTACTATTATTTTTTTCCAAATCATATTTATATATACCATTTTTTAGTTTAGTTCACAACCTTTTCTTTACATATTTTATTATCAATTAAAAATTGTGCTTGTCTTCCAAACCAACCTTGTAATCTCCAAGCAACACCAGTATCAATTAAGTATTGCCATGCTCCTATCTCTTCCTCTGCAGTATCACATGGTATATAACCCTCTGCTCTACCTACTGCTTGATGTACATCATCAACCAAGTTTTTATCCAACTCCATTATTTCATACCTCCTATATAATTCTAACTCAATCCTTGAATTAAATAATTTCTTTCCAAAGATTGCTTTATTTACTCTTACTTTTCTTCCACTCATTATAACCTTCAGTCCAAGTTTTTATTTTAATTACATTACTTTTTATTTCTTCTATATCTTTTTTCTTTATGTTTAAATCAGTTCTGTTTTTATCTTGCTCTTGTTCCCAATCTAATACATTAACATCCATAGCTTTAGTATATGCTTCATGTTTATTAATTGCTCTTATGTCAACATAATATCCTACTGTTTCATAAGCCCATACTCTATATGTTTTCATCCTACTATCACTCCTAATATAAATCCTACTACAAACCAAATGATTTCTTGTCTGTAATATAAACTCCATACTTTAAACTTATTCATTATACTTTTCCCTCCAACATT